GAGATGTAACAATTAATGTGGCATCTAATGAAGGATTTGGATTGGCAACTGCTGAATCAGTAATGGCTGGAACTCCAATCATTGTAACGGTAACGGGTGGATTGCAAGACCAATGTGGGTTTAGAGATATTACAACTGGTAAACTACTAACTGCAGAAGATTATGTAAAAATTGGTTCATTACATGATAGGCACAAAAAAGCAGGTGTAGTTTGGGGAGATTGGGTTAAACCAATTTGGCCAGTTCGTTCAACAACAGGTTCAGTTCCTACTCCATATATCTTTGATGATAGAGTTGATTTTGAAGATATATCACCATTGATTATGGAATGGTATTTAACTCCAAAAGAAGATAGAGATGCAGCAGCGTTGAAAGGTAGAAAGTGGATGCTAGGGGATGGTTTATTGAGCAGAGAAGCGATGTGTAAAACATTAGTAGATGGCATGGAAGGAGCATTTGAAAATTGGACACCAAAGAAAAAATTTAAGTTAATAGAGTTATAATATGAAACCAACATTAGTATTTCAGGCACCAGTAGCAACAAGAAGTGGATATGGTGACCACGCGAGAGATTTATTACATTCTCTATATAAATTAGATAAATTTGATATTAAAATTATTAGCACTCGTTGGGGGAATACCCCAATGGATGCTCTTAATTATGATAATGAATTTCACAAATGGGTTATAGAAAATATAATTCCAGGCATTCAACAAAAGCCAGACATTTATATTCAAGTTACAGTTCCAAATGAATTCCAACCATTAGGATATTATAACATTGGTATTACCGCAGCTATTGAAACTACACATTGTGCATTAGATTGGATTCATGGATGTAATAGAATGGATTTGATTATAGTTCCATCTGAACATTCTAAAAAGAGTTTAGTAGATACAATGTATAATGAGCAAGATAAACAAACAGGACAATTAATTGCACAACATAGAATTCAAAAACCTGTTGAAATTCTATTTGAAGGATTTGATGAAACAATGTTTGGAACAGATGAGGTTGCTATTGTTTCGGAATTAGACCAAATCAAAGAAGAGTTTGCATTCCTATTCGTAGGTCATTGGTTAAGAGGTGATTTGGGAGAAGATAGAAAGAATGTGGGAATGATGATAAAAACATTCGCAATGGCATTCAAAAATGAAAAGGTAAAACCCGCATTAGTTCTTAAAACATCTTCAGCAGGGTTCTCTGTAATGGATAGAGAAACCACTATTAAAAAAATTAGAGAAGTATTGGGTAATGATTATAAATCAGTTCCAATTTATTTGTTGCATGGTGATTTAACACCTGTTGAAATGAACGGATTATACGAACATCCAAAAGTAAAAGCAATGTTAAACTTTACAAAAGGTGAAGGATTTGGTAGACCTCTATTGGAGTTCAGTTTAACAGGTAAGCCTGTAATCGTTTCTAATTGGAGTGGACATTTGGATTTCTTAAAGCAAGGAGCAGTTTTATTAGAGGGTGAATTAAAACCTGTACATGAATCAGCTGCAGACCAATTTTTATTAAAAGAATCACAATGGTTTAATGTAAATATTTCAAAGGCACTATCATCCATAAAAGATGTTTATAAGAACTATGAAAAATACAAAAAGGCATCTATACAATTGGGCAAACAAAACAAACAAAACTTTGGATTGGAAAAAATGACTAAATTGTTTGATGGAATTTTGAATCAATATGGTATTTATAGTAAGATACAACCAAAGTTTCAACAACTTCAATTACCTAAATTAAAAATGTTAAGTAAATAATGCAGAGCTATAATCCACTATATAGAAAATTTATAGATGATAGAAACTTCATTGTCCCAAATCAAATGACAAGGGCAAAATTCTATCTTATAAAAGAATATGAATATATAGATGGAACTAAAGGTAAATACAGTGAATTTTCTGCTCCAATTATATATACACTATTTGTTTCAAAAGTGAAAGATGTTGTGCATGCCGTAAAGGTATCAAATGTAAATCCAAACTTAATTAAAAAATTTTTTGGTAGGTTCGTAAATGAAGATACTAAACTGTTAGAAATGAGAGGTGGAGCAAAAGCTTTTTATGAAAAGGTAGTTATGAAAGTTCCAATAATTACAAACGAAGCGTATAGAACTTATAAGTTAAGTGGGCTTGGTAAAATAATTGAATTAGATATGGATGTTAATTCATTAACTCCGAGACATAAAGATGTTGAAGGGATTGATAAAAAATCACAATTAAAAAATAAATAAAAATGACATCAAAAGAATTCGTCCTTTGGTTACAAGGATTTACTCAAGGAGTACATGAATATAATATATCACCCAAACAATGGGATGCATTAAAAGATACATTGGCAACAGTTAAAGATGAACCAACACTAACAGTATCATCTGGTAGTAGTGGAACTATTATAGCTACGCCTGGATATGGTTCTATTACATACAAACCAGCAACATCGACCACATACGGGTATCCGAGTGGTTCGGCATGGCATTATACAAACAATACATACAATCCACCATATACAACGGGCGGAGAAGCTGATTATATTACAAAAGAAACACATAACGAAGATTAAATGAAATTAAGTTACGCAATAACCGCTTGTAATGAGCACGAAGAAATTATACGATTAGTTACTCAATTGATAAACTATAAAGGTGAAAATTCTGAAATAGTAGTTCTTTTAGATACTCCAAAATCTTCTACGGAAATGATTGAGTATTTAGAATTACAAGCTAATGCAAATTACATCACTTTAATTGAATCTGAATTTGATAATGATTTCGCACAATGGAAAAACTTTTTAAATTCACATTGTAAAGGTGAGTGGATTTTTCAATTAGATGCGGATGAATACCTATCAAATGATTTAATCTACAATTTGGAAGAATTATTAGAAGTGAATACTGATAAAGACCTAATAGTAGTTCCTCGTATCAATACCGTTGAAGGGTTAACCGAAGCACATATTCAGAAATGGGGATGGAATGTTAATGATAAAGGATGGGTAAACTTTCCAGATGTTCAGACTCGTATTTACAAAAACAATCCAGAAACTATTGGGTGGAGTGGTAAAGTACATGAAAGAATTGTTGGGTTTCAATCATACACTAATTTCCCATCGGATGAAGTATATTGTATACAACACCCAAAAACAATTGATAGGCAAGAGAAACAAAACGATTATTACAATACTCTGTAATGATTCACGTCTACTATCATATATACGCAATAAATGGTGTGGAATCGATAATAGACGAGCAGTTAAGTTTAATTGAAAAAAACTTTAACTTTCCATTTATATTAAATGTTGGCATCTCTATTGCAAATGATAATTATTCGACAAGTAATATAATAGATAAATTCTATACTTTTAACAAACCCAATTATCGTATCAGAGATATTAGAGCTAAAGGACACGAATTTACTACATTAGAACTTATAGAAAAAGATACCGAAAAATTTGCAGATTCGGATTATATTTTGTATTTTCATACTAAAGGTGCATCCAAAAGAGGAAGTGAGGAATATAGTAATGTAGAAAGTTGGAGACATCTTATGAATTACTTTAACATAGAAAAGGCAAAAAATGTATTTAAATTATTTGAAAAAACTGATTTCAATACATACGGTGTTTTATTTGGTAAAGCAGGTCCTTGGGTGATATATTCCGGTAATTTTTGGTGGATGAAAGCATCTTACGCAAAAACTATAAATTTAGATGCGGTAAAAAGAAGTAGCAGGTTTTCATCGGAGCATTCATTTTTACAAATGGGAGAAGGGTGGAAACCATATTCACCATATAACAGAGAAGGAGAAAACCACTATTTGATAAATTTTAACGAAGTAGATTACAGATAATGAAGATAACATTCATATACGATTACAAAGATGGAGAACAATGGTCTACACCATTGGCACTCTTAAATGAATTCAAAGAAAGAGGTTGGGAAACTCAAATAGTTAAAACCAACGATACGGAGTTAAAGAATTGGGTAGATTCCAAACCACAAACTGATATAGTGTTGTTTATGGATTGGGGTAGATTTGATTCACAATATCTTAATAAGGATTTAGTTCCTGCATTTTGGATACAAGAAAGTGGAGATGACCCACAAAACTTTGAAAGAAATTATCCTAAAGCAAATCGTTTCCATTACACAATTACTCCTGATAAACAATCCGCAATCGAATATGTAAATAGAGGTATAAATGCAGAATGGATAAATCACTTTGCGGATACTATGGTTCAATTCCCTATGAATTTAGAACCGAATTATGTAGCAGTTAC